CTTCGTCGAATCCCAGTGCTGCGCCTGGATGTAGGCCAATGCGGCCACATCGTTCGCATGCACCCCCATGAACTCGTGCGCTCCGTATGGCGAGTAAAAACTCATCGTTCACCGTCCATGCGCACGCGCGTGCGCCCTAGAACACGTTCCAAACCATCGCTCCCGACGTGTTGATGTAGAAAAGCTCCGCACCAGGCACCGCGATGTCCTCGTAGATCTGCCCTCGCGTTCCTACCTGAACTCCGTTCGGATTCCCGACACCCGTCAGCACCGCGCCCGGCCCCGCCGCCGAAATTTCCAACGACTCTCCCGTCCCGCCCGGCGGCAGGATCGCCTTCGTGATATTCGGACCCGCCACGATCTTGGTGTTCAGGTAGTGCGCCATCGGATCGGCGCCCGTAACCTTCACCGTTTCTCCGCCAACCCCAGCAACTATCGGCGCGAACAGAATTCCCACGTCCAGCACGGCCAGAACGTTCCCATTGAACCACGTGATCGAGTAGTTCGAATTGACGATGCCGAAGATCATCACCGACGCGTCGATGTCGGTCTGGCTCGTGTACAACTCCCAGTCCACCGCCTGCGGACCAATCGCCCCAGGCTGGATGGACGCCCCGATGAGCCCGCCCGCGGTGAGGGCCAACCCCAGCCCCGGTGTTGGTCCCACCTCGATCTGCACCTGCATGGTGCGCGACATGAACCGCGTCACACCCGCCTGCGAGAAGTAGTACTCCGTCGGCGCCGGGTGAGTAATGGTCACGACGGGCAACGTGTGGTGGATAATCGTGAGGTGCTCCAGGAGCGCAAACACCGTCGAATCCACCCCCGACGCGAAGTTTTTGAACTCCGCCTGCCACTTCTGCCAGTCCGCGTTCCACGGTGGGATCGGCCACTGGAACCGCCCGGTGTTATTGCTCGCCATCTCCGTCCTCCTACGCCGCCAACCTCGTGATCGACAAGCCGCCCACAGCCAACTTGATGATCTTGTTTGCGGGGGGAACCATGTTCCCATCGCTATCCGGATAGGGCGCCGGGCCCGTGATCCGGACGTTGTAGTATTCGATGCCCACCGAGGCGGCTTCGATCACCCGGTTCAAATCGGACTCGTACAGCGGCTGGTTGAATCTGCGCCCCTTGAGCAACGCGATGATCGCCGCCCGAATCTTGGCCTCCTCCTCCGCGTAGATGTACGCCTCGCCGATGTGCAGCTCCAGGTCGATCGTAGCCTGCACCAGCGCGGGCGTCCCGTCCACTACCTCCACCTGCTGCGTGACCTCCTTGATCGTGTCGAGGTACGCCTGCAAGCCCATGCAGAGCCCCACCGAGGGCGCCACGTACTCCCCGTCCGCGTTCAGCGACAGGATGGGTACCTGCACGTAGTTGCTCATGCAGTCGTCCGAGAACAGCACCGCGATCTGCGCCCGCATGGCGTTCGTCTCCACGAGAATGTCCGACTGGAGAGTTGCAGCCAACCCGTCGATGGAAGCCGTCTTCGTTGTCAGGGTGCCCAATGTCAGATTCAACTGCACCGCGGCAGCCGAGATGTCCGATTCGATCTTCGGGATCGACGTGTCCGGTGCCACCGGCGCCACGTTCGTCAGCGCGTCCAGCGTCGGGTTGAGGTTCGACGAGACCACCGTGCCGAGCGCCGTTCCTGCCCCCTGCACCGTCGACAGGGCTGACGCTCCATTCACTGTGATCATCGTGTTATCCACCAGCGCGGACGAGATATAGGCCATGATCTGCGTCTTGATGGCCCCCGCCACCAAGTTCGTATTCGCGTAGGAGGACAGGGCGTCCAGCGTGATCTTCTGCGCGGCCGCTGTGGCGTTCACCGTCGCGATGGCCGTCTCCGCAATTGTGCACTGTGCTCGCGCCCCCTGCACGTTCGCCTTGGCCGAACCGACCCATCCCACCATGTCGGCGTGCAGCGATCCCAAGTCTGCGACGGCGTCCGTGATGACGGCCAGCAGCGGGGTCATCGCCGACCCAGCCGCCGCGATGTCCGCTTCCAACGCGTCCACTACCCCGATGTACACGATCAGGTAGTTCTCGACGTTCTCAACGAGGTTGTTGAACGTGAGATCCGCGTAGGTGCCGCGCGGGTTGAACGCGTACGCCTTGGCCACCGCCCCGTACAACGGGTCCGAAAAGCTGTTGCTCAGCGCATCGTAGTCCGGCCCCGTGATTGCCGCACCGCGCGCCGCGAAGGACATGGGGGCAATCCTGCGAGCGTGGTCCGTGGTCTCCGGCTCCGACCCGCCAACTGGCGCCTCTGCATTGTCCACCGTGAAGGTCACCGTCGAGCCCCCGACGAGCAGGGTGTCGATGCTGGTCGTGATGCTGTGGGCCTTGGGTTCGTTGCCCTTGATCCCGTCGATGATCACGAACCGCACCTTGACCTCGGCCCCCAGTGGCGGCGCAAGGCCCGCTACGCCGTCCCCGAACCGCAGCTTGGGCGGGTCGTCCGAGTAGTCCACTTCGAACTGCTCGTCGGCCGCGTAGGTCAGGAACTCGCGCTCCGTCCACTCCAGGCCGTCCACCCACACCTCGGCGCTCATGTCAGCCACGTAGCGGCCCGCCGTCACCCCCGTCAGCGCGTAGGTCTGGTTGCTGGTGCCGTCCGCCGTGAAGGTCAGGATGCGCGTCTCTCCCTGTCGCACGTCCACCGGAACGGTGTACCCGGGCGCCACCGCGGCGGCTTCGATGACCGGAGCGAAGGATTCGAACACGAGTCCGCTCGGCCCCTGGTAGCGCCACCGAGCCGCCATCGTGAACGGCCCCGTCGTGCCGTCTGGGAATGTCAGATCGAGCGTCGTGTTCGCCGCCGCGGCCGGGCGCATCTTGTAGCCGAGCTGCCGCACGATGCGGTTCGCGGCCGCGCTCGTGCGCGAGGTCTCCAGGAAGCAGTCGCTGGCGATCCGATCCAGGTACCACTGGAGCTGCGCGATGCTGTAGGCCATCATCTCGATGAGCATGATGCCCTGCACCGTCGTGGCGTAGTCGTTGTAGACCTCTGCGTAGATCGACTTGAGCCGCCGCAGTAGGTCGTCGAAGATCGACACGTAGTCCCGCGCCGCCCACTTCACGGAGTTCAGCGGTGCGCGATCGGCCACCAGCGGGATGAAGGGATCGGTGCTCATTTTATGGTGTCCCCACCAGCGGGATCTCCACCTGCTGGTCTACAGGCTGCCCGTTCACGCGGTACAGCACGTTCACGATGATCGCCGTCGGCCCCCCGTCGGTGTTCGTCCCGATCGCCGAATCCACCGCCAGCACGTCCGCCCGCGGCTCATAGTCCTCGATGGCCCTCGTCACCTCAGTCGCGATGCGCGCTTGGAGGATCGGCGTCAGGTTGTCGAAGACCATCCGGTGGAGGTTCACACCCATGTCCACGTGCATGAGCCGCTCGTTGGTCCCCGTCAGTAGGAGCGCGATGATGGACTGGAAGACCGCGTTGATCGGGTTCGCCAATGCCGGGAACCCCGACTGCCCCAATTGGTAGGGGAACGCCAAGGTCTTCACGATCTCGGCATCGGTCACGGGCGGTGGTACGTTCACGGTCGGCATCCATCCACCTTATACTTTTACCGAAGCGAACACGAGTTCGCTTCTCATCATTCGGCCTAGTCGAGTGGGCACCCCGGTAATTCGGGCACCTCGGGCAGAGCAGGCGGCGTCGGGATCGAGAACGGAATTCCCGGCACCGGGATGGCCAACCCGAGCGTCGGCGGCGTCAGCGACAACCCGGCCGACGGCGGCTCGGGGATCGCTGGCAGCGCGGGAGGCGTCGGAATGCTGAACGGGATGCCGGGAACCGGGATCGCCAACCCCAACGTTGGCACAACCAACGACAGCCCTGCACTTGGGGGCGTGGGTATCGTAGGCAGACCCGGTGGCGTGGGGATCGAGAACGGGATTCCCGGAACCGGAATCGCCAGGCCCAGCGTGGGTGGCGTCGGGATCTTGCACTTGGACATGTCGTTCCTCGCTCATCGTCTTCCTCTACCCCAGAAAAACTTTCTCGCTCAACTCTTTATAGAGCATCGGCGGCGGAAGCGGACCCGGGGAGCACGGACTACCTGGCGCCGCGGAGACATGCCCTCCCGCACCGTGCGCCAGCGCCCACTGCATCATCTTCATGCCGCGCACCGCGGGCTCGCTCGCCCCCTTGGCCAGAAATACCGTGCCCGCGTTCGCCACGAAGTTCTTGCTGCAATCCGCGATCATGTTGTCGCCCGTGACTGTGACGTCCTTGCCGCTGATTCCGATGGCGCCGCCGGACTTCGTAGCCAGCGTGATCTTGTCGTCCCCCAACATCAGCATGGAGGTGACCTCCTGCTTGTCGTTTGCGGTCATGATCGACGTCTCGGGCTTCAGCGCGCTCATGAAGATCGTGCTGCCGTTCTGGTTCTCGATCTGCACCGACCCGTCCTTGTCCATGACCAGGAACACCGGGCTCGGGGCGCCCGCGCCGTCCCCCTTGCAGATCATGACGTGCAAATCCGCCGGGTCGTCCGACATGCGGATGAAGTGCCCTGTCTTGGTCCGGATGCCCTTCTTGAGCGCCGTCTCTGCCGCTGCCGTGTCGAACGTGTCGCTGACCTTAGCGGCACCCAGATGACCGCCCACGTACACCGGAAACTCTTTGTCGCCGTTCTCGAACTGGAGCCACACCGCAGTGCCCTCATCGGGAGGGTGGAACATCCCCGTGATCTGCTTCGTCACAGGGTCCAGTCCCAGACCCGGCATACACGGCCGCGCCCAGAACCCGTTGCCCAGCTGTTCCTTCTTCCGGAGGCCAGCAGCCGGGCAGAT